GGAACAATGTGATGACCTATTAATCAGTTCAGCATTTGTATATGACTTAGATGAGACACTTGCACATTACTCTCTACGCTCAGAGATCTCTGCTAAGATCGGTCACGCTCTAGCAGAAGCTTATGATAAGAAAGTGTTTAGAACTATTGCTAAAGCAGCAAGAGAAGCACATCCTATCACAGCATCTCCCGGACCAGAACCCGGCGGTACACAGATCGAGCTAGGTGTAACTAAGGAGTATAATGCTCAGGCTCTAGTAGACGCTTTCTTTGAAGCAGCTGCAGTTCTTGACGAAAAAAATCTCCCAAAAACTGGACGTACTGCGATACTTAACCCAAGACAATACTATGCCTTGGTATCACAGGTTTCTTCTAACATCCTAAACAGAGACTATGGTAACTCACAAGGTAATCTTAACTCTGGTGAAGGTCTAGTTGAAATTGCTGGTATTCAGATCAAGCGTTCAAACAACCTACCATTCTTAGCTGGTACAGTTAATGGTCAGTCTGGTGAAAACAACGATTACTCTGGTGACTTCTCAACTCATTGCGGTCTTATCTATCAAAGAGACGCTGCAGGTATTGTAGAAGCAGTTGGACCTCAGGTTCAAGTAACATCAGGAGATGTGTCTGTTTTATACCAAGGTGACGTTATGGTTGGTAGACTTGCTATGGGTGTAGGAACACTTAACCCAGCAGGTGCAATCGAACTAACTTCAGCACGTAGCTAATCATGTCTTTAAAACCCGGTACTTCACAAACAGTTACTAGAACTACTGGTAATGGTGCAAGTCTTAGCGGTATTGGTACAGTCGATAAGTCTGTTACTAAAGACCCTTCAACTCCTTTGGAGTATGGAAGGCAGCACTCTGACAGTACACTTCTAGGAACAGTTTCTTAACAATATAATATTATGGCAGTTCCAACAGCAGTTGGAGAATACGGATCTTGTCAAGGTACAGAGACTCGTATATCTCCTTCAGATACAAGTGGATCAGGATCAGCATCAGCTGTTGCATCCACAACAAAAAACTTACGTTTAGCATATAACACAGTCGGTAGTACAGGTGTCGTTGACACATGTGCTGTTGTTTCTGGACAATATACTTAACACACATAGGGGGGTTTCCCGACCTCCCTTTTTTTTATTCATAAATCTTAACCTATGACTTCCTCTTCCCAATTTACTACCACTACCACACTCGATACCGAACTATCCGCAGTAAACTCAATTTTGGGTAGCATAGGTCAGTCTCCTATATCTCAAATAGACTTCACCAATCCAGAGGTATCATTTGTATACAACCTACTGAAAGAATCTAATCAAGATGTACAGAGCGAAGGTTGGATTTTTAATCAAGAATATCATATTAAAAATACTAATAAAACATCAGATAATAAATTTATAATTCCAGCAGATGTTATGCGTATAGACATGGCAGATGCATGGGACCGTACTAGAGATTTTGTTAGAAGAAAAGATACAGATGGACTATGGAAAATATATGATAGAGTAAATCATACATTTGAGTTTCCACAAGATGATTTTTTTTATTTTAACTATGTTAGATTATTAAAATTTGAAGATATACCAGCTCCGTTCCAAAGATATATTATATATAAAGCTTGCGGTAGAGCTGCAGTACAATTAGTTTCCAACGCTGAACTACAAAAAATGATGTCAACTTTTGAGTCACAGGCTAGAGCTGCGTGTATGGAATATGAATGCAATCAGGGTGATCACAACATGCTTGGACATCCAGACGAGTCTGCATATCAATCTTACAAACCTTATAAAATGCTTAGACGCTAATGGCAAGTGTTACACAAAAAGTACCTAGTTACGTATTAGGTATGTCTACACAACCTGATGAAAAGAAACTTCCGGGACAAGTAGTAGACTTAGTTAACGGCGTTCCAGACGTGGTAAGACAACTTATAAAACGTCCGGGAAGTCAATTAATAAATACTATAACTCCTACAGTTACTGCTAATGCCAAATGGTTTAACATATATACTGATGATGAAGAACAGTATATAGGTCAAGCTGGTGCTGATGGAACAGTTAAAATATGGAGATGTAGTGACGGGGTAGAAATACCTGTAGATTATGCTTATGTAGATGGTACAAACAAAGCTACATATTTAGATAACCAAGCACTATCAGATGAAAAATCTTCTGATATACAGGTTATGACTATTAACGAAACTACATTCTTTGTTAATAGAAGAAAAACTGTAGCAATGAAAACAGATGCTGCAGATAAATCACCTCCTCAACTACACGAAGCTTTTATATCATTAGATACTATATCTTATGGTAAACAGTATGCATTAGATATTTATGATCCTAGCAATAATGATACAATTACATACCCTAGAGCTACAGGTATTACAGTTGGTACTATAGATGACTCCTCAAATTATAGTGGAACCAGTAATGGTGACTGTAAAGGTGCAGGTAGAGAAACTGTTAATGTAGAATCAGGCACAAGTAAATGTGATACATCACCTCCTAATAATAGTGCAACTGGTAAAGCTAACCTTAGATATGAATTAGATACACGTTGTACACCACAAGTAGATAGTGATCATAGTGATAGTGAAGCTATTGATAGATATCACGATACATACCAATGTTATGTAAAATTACAATTTGGTGGTGAAAACTGGACTACAGGTGATACACATCAACATACATCTAGTAAAGGTGTAACTACTACAACTACTATTAAAAGTCACGTAAATGTTATATCAAGAGCTAACGTAGCAGCGGTACGACCAGCTCCTACATCTTCTAATGCTGAAGAACATGTATCTTCTAATGGTATATTAGGTGATCTAAAAACCACATTAGATGCTATAAGTGGTCATGGTATTACTGCCACTATTTCTGGAAATGGTTTACATTTATATAGAGCTACACCATTTGGTGTAACATCACCAGAAAAACAGTTAATGACTGTAACTACAACTGAAGCTAATAATATAGCTGATTTACCACGTGTATGTCGTCATGGATATACAGTACGTATTGTTAATAGTGGTGAGGATATGGATGATTACTACCTTAAGTTTTATGCTGAAGGTGTAACAGATACAGAAGATAATCCATTAAGTAAATCAGCTACATACGCTAGATCAGGATCTACTATGACTGTAACATTAAACAACCATGGTTATAGTAATGGTGATCAAGTTATATTAGATGTAACATCTGGTAATGGTAGTGATGGCTTTTATACTATTGCTAACGTACAGACAAATACATTTACAGTAACTGATGCATCCTCAGGTACAACAAGTGGTAATGTCACAGTTCACCCAGTTCGCTTCGGAGAGGGCGTGTGGGAAGAGTGTGCAGAGCCGGGGATAACAACTACCTTTGACAACACAACAATGCCTCTGAAGCTCACCAGAGTGCTTCCCGGGACATTTGCTATTAATGGTGGATCAGCTCAATCTTATCCTAACGGTGCTTTTCAGTTTGGTTATCCAGATTGGGGTAAACGTGATGTAGGTGATGATATAACAAATGGGGAACCGTCGTTTGTAGGACATCGTATCCAAAAAATGATATTTTTTAGAAATAGAATATGTCTACTTAGTGAAGAAAATGTTATCTTGTCTAGGGTAAATGACTTCTATAATTTTTGGGTAAAAACTGCGATGGCTATTTCTAACGCCGACCCGATTGATTTACAATCTAGTTCTACGTATCCTACTCGACTGTTTGATGCTGTTGAAAATGCTGGAGGTCTAGTTGTTTTTAGTGCTAGTGAACAATTCTTATTGAGTTCTGGAGCGGAAGCTTTGCTTACTCCTGAAACGGCTAAAATAACTTACGCAGCATCTTATGCATTTAATCCAGATAGTAATCCAGTATCATTAGGAACTACAATAGGATTTTTAAATAGTACAGCACGTGAAGCTAGGTTCTATGAAATAGCAGATGTGTCTACCAGAAACGAACCTACGGTACAAGAACAAAGTAAAATTATAGCAGAATTATTTCCACAAAATTTAACTAATGTAACTGCATCTACAGAAAACCAACTTCTATTATTTGCAGTAGATAGTACATTACATACTGCAACAAACGAAGTATGGGGTTATAAGTTTTACGAAGCTGGAGATCAACGTGCTCAGTCTGCATGGTTTAGATGGACACTACCTAATCCTGTTGTTTTTCATTGTATGATGGATGATCAATACTTTGTTGTATTATATGATCCAATTAGTGAAGCATATACACTAGAAAAATTTGACATAAAATTAACTTCTGGAACTCCGATGATCGGTACACCTCCAGACGAAAACCGTGTACATTTAGATACAAAAAAAGTATTTGCTTCATCTGCTTTAACACATGATACTGTTAATGATGTAACAACGTTTACTTTAGGTGCAGGATTTAATAGCACTCGTACACTTACAGCTTATTGCATAACTGATAGTGACGCAGCTGGTAAAAGCTATGATATCCCAGCATCTGCTATTACAGGAACAGCTCCTAACCAAACAATTACTTTACCCGGAAACTGGAAGACATCTACTGAAGCTGGTACGTCTAACGTTTCTGTAAATACAGATGTAGTTATTGGTTATGAATATGAGTTTGAAGTAGAGTTACCTAAAGTATTTGTTACCAGAGCTGA